ATCTGCCAACAAATTCTGGTATCAATCCAAATTTCACCAAGTCATCTGGGTTCACCATGCTGAGGAAATTTTGATCTTTCTTGGCGTTGATATCAGCAGAGAATCCCATGGCAGTGCCTTGCACTCGTGTCTGTATTATTTCTTCAAGTCCCACAAACGCACCACCTGCTATAAAAAGTATATTTGTGGTGTCAATTTCTATGAATTCCTGATTGGGATTTTTTCTACCCAATGACGGTGTTATTCTGCAACGTGTGCCTTCTACTAGCTTGAGCAGTGCTTGTTGGACTCCTTCGCCTGACACATCGCGAGTTATACTGGAGCTTTCACTTTTGCGAGCTATTTTGTCAATTTCATCTATAAACACAATGCCTCGTTGTGTTTTTTCTATGTCACCTTTGCTTTCAATATACAGTCTACTGATCAAACTTTCAACGTCGTCACCAACGTAACCTGCTTCGGTTAAACTAGTGGCATCAGCTATAGCAAACGGTACATCAAGATATCTAGCCACACTCTTGGCTAGCAAAGTTTTACCGGATCCTGTAGGCCCAAGTAACAGCACATTACTTTTTTCAATTTCAACGCCAGGATCAGGATTGTTTATGCGTTTATAGTGATTAACAATAGCCACGCTTAACATTATTTTGGCTTGATCCTGTCCAATCACATATTGATCTAAAAATAATTTTATTTCTTTGGGATCAAGTTCGGGTGTATCAAACGTTTCACTGTCAGCGGGAGACTCTCGCTCTAAAAGATCTTGGCAAAGATGTACACATTCATTGCAGATGCCAACTTTGTCACCCACAATAAGTTTTTTAACTGCGTCCTTGTGCTTGCCGCAAAAGGAACATGATGAGGCATGGTCTTGAAGCATATAAGAATTTATGATTTTTGTAAACGTGAAGCTATTTGTTCGCGTTCGCTGTAAGTCAGCATTTCCGCGTCGTATTCACCTGATTCCAACTTGGCTATCAAGAAATCTATGTAGGCATCATCATAAGCATAGCTGTCGCTTAGATCTTTGTCAACCTCTATCCATTTTTTACCATTGTACTTGTACAGCACCGTGGGCAGCATGTCAACTCTAAGGTAAACGTCACCTTTGCTGGCATTCTCTGGGAAAGCAATACCAAAGCCTGACACATTACCTGACAAGGGTTCATTGTCAGCTGCAAGTGCAATCATTGACGCCCAAGGCACTTCTGGTATAGCACCACGCTCAACCAAACGTCGCTGTTCTTTTATGGTGCTTTCAGGGTGCGAAGTTTTCCACTCACGCATAGCTGCTTTTTCCTGATCTTCTGCCAGTGATTGATCTATAGCGTCATCTGCTAATGGCGCAGGTTCAATCATTTGTTCAGACAGGTTTTCTAATACTTCTTCTTTGATTTCGTGTATTTCTTGGTGCTCAACAACTTCAATATCCGGATCGGGTGGATCAAGTTCACTGATTTCTGCATTGGCCTGCTCTGCTAGTTGCTGCTCATCTTGCGCAAGTTTGGCATCGCCTTCCACAGGACGTTGCATTGGAAAAGGCCATGGATCATCGCTGTGATCGGTGTCAATGTCTTTTGGTTCAGGATCAGGCAAAATTTCAACAGCGGGTTCAACTGGTGCTGGCACTGGTATCACTGTACCGGCTCGTGCTTGTCTTTCCCACTTCATGCTTTCTGTAGCAGCCAACAACATCATTATAGCCAATGGATCAAACACAGCAACAATGATTATGATTACCCAGCGCACCGCACGTTCAAGTATATTTTGATCTGGGTTGTCTCCATAAATCAAAGCAGCAATGTATTTGATAGGACCTACTTCGGCTTCAATTTTACGATTTTCTGCACGCAGTGGTGCGGCTTCTTCATTGAGCTTGCTGATCTTTGTCTGTTCTACACCTATCTCTGCTAGCAGTCGACTGCGTTCTTTTTGTTGTGCTCGTCGTATAGACACTGCTTTGTCTGCACCTTTTTCGTCGGTGCTTCTGCCCATGACCTGATCCACAGCCTCGTCCATCTGTTTCAAGGCTCGGCGGTTAGTTTCTATATTGTCTTTGGATGTTTTTATTTTTTCATCGTATATGGCTATTTTGGCCTGACTGTCCCCACTTACCAAACTTTGATCAGTGTGTGCTTTGCTCAGGAATCCAAAGATACCCATGGAGGTGATCAACATCAACAAGCCCACTGCGGGCACTAGATAGGCCTTCATGGCCAGGCGGCACTGCGGCCAGTATTCGTGTAGCCAAATGGTCACTGTGACCTTGGCTACTTCAAGAATTGACCCCATCACAATAATAGGTATCACAGCCGCGGCAAATATGGCTGTCAAGCCCACTATAGAATAAAAAGCGGCAACTGCGCTTAAACACAGTGCCACTATTAACATGATATAACTCAAAAACATGACCTAATTATTTATAGTTGGTTTACCATTACAATCACTACGTACTTCAAGGCCAAGTTTCACAGCCACAAACGTAGCAAACGCAGGATCTGGCACTTCAAACCAAACCGGTATAGGTAGCTTGGTCATTGTGTAATATCCAAATTTTTTATTAGCACTCAATTTACGCAACACCTTGGATTGGCAAGTCCAATTACGATCAAACTCTCGCCGACACTCTTTCATGATACTATACCACTGTTTAGATGTAGATATCATGAACCAAAATCTGTGCAGTTCCTGGGCCGTTAATTTAAGCGGATCAAGTGACTTTGACATACATGTAGTGGTCTCTAGTTTAGATACTATGAAAGCTTTACACCGTGACCGTCCTATACTGGCCAACTCCCCACAGAGCGGTAACTCAGCGTTACTTCATGTAGGTTTTAAACAAGACCCTAGCGGTCTGATCTTGCTTAGGCCGGTGCCGCACCTCAGAGGACTTATCGACAGCACTGTTGCAGCCATGGATCCTCTCCCGGGTCAGATCCTTGTGCGTGCCTCCTATCATACCCATTCACTGCACGTTGATTATACAGTGTTTGCAGCACTAAATCTATAATTTAGGTTATCTTAGCGGGCTCGGTGAGTCTGTCGCTGTAAAAGCAAGTGCCTAAAGATCTAACTAGGTCTGCAGACTTTTGAGGATTTTGTTTAAAGATTTGTGTGATGTGTTCTTCAGTAATACCTGGATCTGTTATGAATTCCCATATCTCAAAGTGAAGATGTGGCTGACGTTGGGCGATTGTGCGCAGGTGCATGACGTCAGGATACCAGTGCAATTCTGCACCTCGTATCCTATCCCAAATCTGTTCGCCATTGATGCGGGTTTGATCACCTACATATTGTAGTCCATCACGATTCCACATAACGATAAAACGATGTTGCATATTACAATTTTTCTCCAGGTTCAAACCCACGGAATCTAACAAATCTTGGAAATCTTAGACTGTATGATCCGTCTTGATTTTGCGTAATTGCATCAGCTTCGATTTCAACCACATGACCAAGCAGGTCCATTCTACGGGTGTAAAAAGTGTCCCGATCACTATCAGTGAAACCACTGCCAACATTAACATTGATTGTACGGTCATTGTCTACTCCTTCACAAATTATAGCACCTAGCCGACCTTGATTGCGACCGGTGCCTTCTTCAAATCCAACAATACTTAAATCTACTGTGATTGTTGGTTTCCATTTCATCCAACCTGAGTTACGATTGCATTTATAAATTGCATCTGCATCTTTGATCATGATGCCTTCAAATCCTGTTTGCACTGCATGATCTGCGAACCTACGCATGATGTCATGCCCTTCTCCGGAATCCAAATCAACTTCTAGACCGGGCATCACACGTAGACATTCTGTTTCTTGAAACAGATCAGATAACTTTTCTAATTTTTCCAACCGCGCATGCAATGGCCAATTCCAACTGCCTTGTTCAAATCTATCCAACGGCACAAAGTCAAATATATGATAAGTCATACCTGTGGTATTGGCATCATTTTTTCTATGTGCTTGTTTCATCAATGACTGAAAACTATCTCCTACAATTTCGCCATCAAGCACTACATTGACATTGCCCAATATTTCACGAATAGGAGCGTATTGCTCCAGTATTGCATTTTCAATGTCAACAAAATTATTGAATACTTTGCCGTTGCGGCTATACAAAGTTACAGACCCTGTCATGCTCACTGAGGCTAACACACGCACGCCATCAAGTTTGCATTCTAGTCGCTTGAGGCCTGTAAGTTTGTGGGGGCTACCTTGGCTATCTTGTGCCAACTGACAAGTGAACACAGGAATACGCCATTCTGTTCGTCCCAGAACCTTGTTTAAAGTTTTCTCGCTAATGCCGCAACGCAGATCCTTGATCAGTACTCTACGACACACAGAGTTCCACTCAGTGCTGTTAAAGTCTGCCATGACATTTTCAATAGCAGCTCTAGCGGCATGTCCTGTGACTGACCTAGTTCTAAGATTTTCACACAGTGCCCAAAACTGCGGCCAATAATTGGGTCTATTGGAAAGATTATTGCTTTCTGGAACCTTTTTTACATTATAGGTATAATAAGGATTGTATGCAAGAAAACAATTAAACAAAAAACATTGCGAATTGTAACTGCCTAGTTTCGCAGCCATGAGAGCTTTTTCAATAACTCTTTCTTTGTGTAATCGGCTATCAGAACTTTCTAAGTCTTTAATCCACTCTTCGGCCACTAATATACCCTTGAAATGTTCATCCTCGATATCTATACTATATTTACTGTCAGGTAGTTGTAACCCCATAGTAGGCCTCTAATGTTCTAAAAGAATACAGTTATTGTAACACGGCCTGTATTATTGGTCAACCGCTGGTTAGTGTTTACTAACCAACAATAATGTTAGCAGTGGCCTGTGAAGATGTGTAGTTGGTTTGACCCATGTTACCGGGTGCAGGCGGTGTGGCAGGTGTAGCTGGAATTTGAGCATCTGCGACAAGCCCGCCATTGTTTAGAGAAGCAAGATTTCTACCTTCTCTTAACGCTCCTACCACAGCTTGGCCACCTTGATTGGCAGTGTTGGCAATGGCATTGATGTATTCAGCTGGTCCACCTGCTTCTGTTTGCAATCCATAATCATGTAAACTGTCAGCAAATGCCTGAACACTTTGAAATTGATTGGCAGCTAAATTAGCGTAATTTATCTCTGACTTTGACAGATTGGTGACCTGGTTGATCACAGTGTTGGTTATCAAGGTCCAGTTGTTGTTTATATTGGCAATGGCATTTGGGTATGACGATACTAGTCCTGAAATAATGCTGTTGGCACTTGAACACAAACTCACAATAGCCAAATTGGCATTGCCATAGGTACCCTGTCCAGGGCCTGGCGGAATCACTATATTACTAGAGTTTCCATAGGTACCGTTCAATACATTTGCCATTCTGCTGTAGGCCACAGTGATATTGGCTATGTTGATATTGGCAACATTAGATTGGACGTTCACTAATTGTTGCGTTATGTTATAACCACTGGCGCAACCTAGAACGTCTCCCATAGTCAACGTGCCATTGGGCCCGGTACCTGTGGCAATATTGCTGCTGATATAGGTTCGCACTGATGCTGGCACTGCTTGTGTTAGATTGTTTATCAAAGTCAATCCAGCATTGGTTTCCAATGCAGACACTGTGTTGGCAAACTGTGCCATTGGAGTTTGCGATATGTTCTTGACTTGTTCAAAACTGGCCTGCATAGCTTTGTTGGCTAGAGCTATGTCTGCAGGAACAATGGTTTTTAAACGATCATAACTTATCATATTGCTGGCACTTCCTTGATATAATAGTCAGGCAATTGTTGTATTAGATTGCTGTTTACTGTGCCTTGACTATCAAGATAAATTCCGCGCACACCAACTTTGGTTGTGGTGGTCATGGTTCTAAAACTATTGGGGAAAATCTTAACAGGATTCAAAAGATCTGCCATGGTAACAATATTAGCAGTGGTACATTGAAATACTTGCAGAACTAATTCTAGATCAGAACCTTTGATTGAAGTCATAGCTTGATATGCTAAACGTTGCAGGCTATCAGCCATTTCATAATCATTGTCTGTCAGTGAGGTCACTACTGCGAGAGGAACTCCTTGGTTAACCAATGCTGTGCTGACCTGCGGTAATACACCTTGTTGAAAAAGATTTTTCAATAACTGTGCAGGCGTGCCAAGCTCACCCAAGGACTCTAAATTAATCACAAGTCCCAATTTTTCTAGATCTTGCGCAAACTCAGGCAGTGCTTGATTCATTTTACTTACATCACCTGTGGTTAAACTGTCCATGCCAGTGAATGTTGGACCTAGGAAAGTGGCGCTGTTTAAAGAAACATTGATAGTTTGATTTGTTCCAGCAACATACCCAGTGGCACTACTGAATGCTTGACAAAATTTACTTAGATCATTCTGATTAATCACAAGAGATGCTTGTGTTGATACCAAGCCAGTGACCCCAGGAGCCACTTGCAAATTACCTGTTAATGTACTTACGTTTGCTGGAAAGGCTTCACCAAGGGCAGGACATGTAGTACTGCCAATAGTGGTCATGGTGTTGATAGTAGAGTTGCTTAAAACTGTTACGTTGGCTACTACGTTGGCACCGAGTATAACAGCCTGCTTCCACTGGCTGACCCAGGTTTGTGCATTCCAGCTGCTTAAAGAATTGGTCAACGCAGGACTCACAGTTAGAGCTGTGTTTTGATTTATTCCCGCCAATGCTATTAATTGTAATGGTGTGGTCATGCTGCGAACACATCTCCTGAACCCTGAGCAATAGAGGTACATCCACCGTAGCCATCACCAACTCTGGCTATGGGACGACCATTGACATATACTGATCCTGATCCGCCACTGATAGTGGCTGAATGAGCGGGGCAACTGTCTCCACCTGGCTTTACATGTACAGTGGAACTATCTCCTCGCCGGGCTGCTCCTCGTCCATTAACAAACACGTCTCCAGACGCAGACTGGATGTTGTGTCCGGAACAATGTGGTACGTTGGTGTCACCTCGTCGAGCTACTGCGGGCATGTTCTATCCTCATGAGTTCTTGCATTTTGTCATTCCAGCTATCAATTTCTTGGTGCTGTTGATCAGTGTGTGGTCCGGGCGGTATTTCTGGCACAAACTCAATCACATGATCAAAGTCACGCGGTATAGTATCATAATCATGGTATGTTTCTAACTTACCACGCCGCATGACAACAAATCTGTGCATACTAGCCCATCAAGATTTTGTTGCGCACTGGTGCTATACCGGTTGTGACTTCAACATAGCGATCGCGTACTTCGTCAAGCACCGATGCCAACATGCTTATATTAGACGTATTTATAGTGACAGAACTCTTGGGATTTGCCGTGAAAAGACTAGGTATAAGTTGCAGACCATGTTGTCCGGGAATCACAGTTAGTGGATCAGAGACGGTAACTGTGGTTTCATCTTGCGCTAGAACCTTGGCTACAAGTTCGTCACCATTGGCTATTTTAATACTGTATACTTCATTTAATTCAATTTGCATTGTTTAACCTTTGTCGTAGTTCGGTGAATCCACCGACGAATTCATCATTTAAAAAAATCTGCGGTACGGTACGTGCAGCAGGCACAGATTCCAGCAGTTGTTCACGACTCCATCCGTGACCAATGCGTCGTTCTTCAAATTCTATTCCGCGCTGTTTTAACAGCGCCTTGGCTTGATCGCAAAAAGCACAATTGTCTTTGCTCCATACTACGGCTTTCATGTTTTTCCCGTTCTATAAATTTGGTAAATCATCGTAACTGATATCGTCGCTCATCACGCCAATAACATAGTTAGTTGATTCGTTCTCTTGCAGTGCAGTTTGTTTCTTGTGTGTGTCCACGTGTTTGTTAAACCAAGGGATTGGAGTGCTCCGTGGAGCAGGTTGTTGATATTTGATGCCAATTTCTTTCAGTGCGTTGAATGCTGTAAAATCCATAAAGTCTTTGAGAATACCGGCATTAAGGCCAATAACAGGACCTTTTTGGAACAAATAGTCTGCCCACTCTTTTTCTTCTCGAATAACATCTGCATACAGGCCATAGACTTGATTGGCCAATTCTTCTTTAGCTCGAGCAAATCTGCTGTCCTCTTTGACCACTTGGTTGATTAACCATGCAGTCCAGTCGCGATGCAGGATTTCGTCTTGTAAAATCAAACTGATGATGTTGCCGTTGCCAATAAAGATTTTGTTCTCTACCATGGCCAGGCTTGTGGCAAATGATACCATAAAGCGAAATGCTTCCAGTGCATAACTAGCATTAAGAGCTAGCCAAATTGCATCAATGTGTGCTTCCTCATTGACCTGGCCTTGCATTACTTCGCTTAGTTCTTTCATACAGTTGATGGCATGAAGCTTATCATAGTACTTGCCTACACTTGATGCCATGTCAACAATTTCTTTGGTATCGTGGATAGTGTTGAATACTTCCTTGGGTACGTTGTAGATGTTGCGAATAATATGGCTGTAACTGCGACTGTGAATATTGGTTTCAAAAAATGTCCAGTTGTAGACTAACGCTTCTAGTTCTGGCAGACTTACAACAGGAGTAAAGATTTGACTTGGGCCACGACCTTGCAGACTGTCAAGAGCAGTTTGTCTTAACAAGTTACTGGTAAAAATATGTCGCACAGTTTCACTTGACTCTTTGAAATCTTGTGCGTCTTTGGTTAGATTAACTTCCTCTGGCACCCAAAAGAAACCGCGTGCCTCTTGTTCAAATTTAACTAACTTATTGTACTTGACTTCTTCAAATCGTTGAATGGTTACAGGTCCAGCTGGATCAAGAAACATTTTACGTTGTAGGTAATCTGTTTTGTTTGTTAGATTGTACTGTGCTGTGCTCATAGTTTGCAAGCCTCGCAATCCTCTTCATATTCATCAACTGTTAGCATTTCATACTCTCTTTTTAATTGTTCTAGGGATTCAAGGTCGTCATCTTGACTCTTGCTTCCATGTTTGTTAATCAAGCTATAGTAAAAAGTCTTGATACCCCAATGATGTGCAAGCATGAGATTTTTTGCGATCAGTGTGGTTGGTACTTTGCGATTGGAAAAATGTGCAGGATTATAAAAAGTGTTGGTGCTGATACTTTGATCCACATAGGCTTGTAATACTGCGGCTGTTTTCAAATAGCCTGCACAGTCGGTTTGATTCCACATCAGTTGATATTTGTTTTTCAACTTGTGATATTCCGGAACCACCTGCGTAAAACTGCCTGCTTTGGATTCCTTTACAGTGATTAAACTCATGGGCATTTCAATACCATTGGTTGAGTTAATAACCACAGAACTTGACTCCACTGGTGCAATAGCCATTAGAGTAGCATTGCGCACGCCATATTGTTTAATGTCTTTGCGTAAAGGTTCCCAATCTAATTCAGGGTCAAAATTTGTTAGTTCATTAACACCAGGCGCTCGTAGTTCCCAGGGAAACACACCTTGACCGTATCGTGTTTTATCACTGTCTACACACGGACCACGTTCTTTGGCCAGTTCAACTGTGGCTTCGGTGAGGTAGTATGCCTGATGCTCCATCCAGGTTTTTACCTCATGCAATGCATCTGATTCACCGTATTGGAGTCCACGCTTGGCATGCCAGTACGCAAGATTTGTAACACCAATACCAAGAGGGCTGATTTCATCGTTGCTGAGTTTGCTTTGTATGCTCAGGAAATCTTGATAGTCTAGTATGTTGCACAAACTACGCTGGAGTATACGGCAAGCACGACGCATATCTTCTGGATTACGAAAAGCTCCCCAGTTAATACTGCCAAGAGTACAAAGAGCGATACGACCACTGTCGTCATCAAGACGCTTAAAAGGCCGAGTAGGTAAAAGTATTTCACAGCACAGGTTACTCTGGTAAATGGTGTGATACTCAGGATCAAATGGTCCTTGGTTCATGACATTGTCAACAAACACAAGATAAATGCGTCCTGTGTCTGTGCGTTCTTTTAGAATGCCACTCTTAAAAACTTCTTCTGCTGCGATAGTTTTCTTGCGCAGCTTAGGATCTTTCTCGTACTTGATATATAGATCTTCAAACTGTTGTATGTCTTTGTAGAATGCTTCATACAAGTCAGGAA